CAGTAAAGGATACACGTTTCATCGTTTCCCCCTTGACTAGAGTCTAGCGCGCCTTGCAATGGTCGTCAAGGGTAAATATTGCAATCTTTTTGTCGATTGCCTATTGCAATGTTGGCGAGGTGGGGATACACTCTAGGTAGGTCGAAAGACCAAAGGGGTGTGACATGGAACGAACCATTTCCGTAGTGCTGGACGAGATTCGCTGCGAGTCCCGAAAGATCGCGATTGACTTTGCCCAGGATGCCGAAAAGCGCGAAGAGAACGGAGTCGGCTACTATACCGACCTTTCCCGCGAGTACGAAGCCCGGATGCGTGTCCTAGAGGCAGTCATCCGCGAGCTTCCCGCCGAGGTGCTGGGGAGGTTGGCGGAATGAGCGATACGAAGTGGACGCCGGAGCCGTGGCAGACATTTGAGGCGACGATCGGCGTTGCCATACAGGTCGGAGAGGATGAATGGGAGCCAATGCAGATCGGCAGCTTTGCCAGGGGCGAAGACGCCGAACGGTCGAAACGATGCGTCAACTACTGCGCTGGAGTCTCTGGAGAACTCCTTGACCCGAGCAAGGCCCCGACGCTCAAGGAACTCATGGCCGCATACCCGGACCCGGAAGAGGTGCCGAGGCTCGAGGCGCGGGTCACGGCGATCCAGGACTCGCCCCCAATACGGAGACGATCCTAGATCGTCCACCGCAGGCACTACAGGGCCTGGTACTTTCTCCCGATCCAGCGGGGGCCCGAAAGGGGCCGGTGGAGACTCCCGATTAGCTGATCGGCGTGGCCTTGTATAAGGCTAGACACAGGCGAATCTATGATAGCCCAAAGGAGAATAATCCTCTCAAGCGGACGGGCCTAGACCTGCCGCCCGCGCCCCTGTAGCTCTAACGGTAGAGCAGCGCTTTCGTAAAGCGACGGTTGACGGTTCGAATCCGGTCCGGGGGCTATAAAATCCACCCACCCGTGGATCGCAGAAGATCGCTAGCCGAGCGGCTCGGGATTTGGCCCGTTACAGCCAGCGCCTTGCCGGAAGGGGCGTAAAATGCCCGGTCTCGCGCGATTAGCTCAATTGGTAGAGCAGTAGCCTTCCAAGTTGCTTGTCGCGGGTTCGATTCCCGCATCGCGCTCGAAATCCACTCTAGGGCGGCCGCTCGAAAGTGGTTGAGGCCATGACAAGAATCCGATGTTGATTCTGGCCAACAAACAACCTGTCGCTTGCACATCGGAAGCGACGCCGGAGCGTAACCGGCTAGGGCTAGCCCGACCGACGCTCGGGCAACCTGTAAGAGTTATTTACAAGTTCAAAGGGGTGTATATGTCCGATCCTAAAGTGTCCGTTTCGTTGTGCGCGTTCTACCGTTTGGGCAGATGCACTAATCCCTACCCATGCAAGGCCGGATGGTCGCAGATGACTAAAGAAGGGCATAAGTCCTGCAAGGTCAACGGGGATTCGAGGAGACCGGCTTGAGGACTGTCGAGCCCTACTTCTGGACATACAAAGAACACGCAGCGCCCGAATGGACGTGTATCTCGTACAAGATGAAGCCGCCGGAAGCGGGGCCAAAGGCCAAGCCTAGTCCTATAGAGCAGTCAAGTCAATCCTCGCGCGTTGGCGCGGGTAAGGGGTAGCCATGGCCAATAGATGCACTCTGCATAAAACCAAGATAGAACAGTTCAAAGAATATCTCGATTCTAGGGAAATACCGCATCGGCCTGGAGTCGGAGACTATCAGGTCCTTCAAGTGCGCTTCAAGCTGAAATGGCATGTGATCTACTATCGTGATGCCGCCAAGGAACACTATACGGCAGTTGACGCGCTTGTCCCTCTTGTCAGAGACTTTGTGAGAAGTCGATATTGCGAGCGAAAGCTAAAGGGGTAGCCATGTTCGTAGCAACCGTAATCGCCTGCATCATTTTCGCTGGGGACATTCTGTATTCCGTGGGGAGGAAGTACCTTGGGTATAATCCAAACCACAAGAAGGCAAAGGCTTATCTTTCTGGATTTAGGCGCAGGGATAGGATGTATGGACATTGGCATACTCAGCCGTCAAATGTTTATGGCCCTGCGGCTAGGGCCCTTCTTGATGACGAAATCGAGGCCATGCGATGAACCAGAGCGAACGGATTGCGAAGCTGCGGGATGCTCTTGATGTTCAAGACATGCCATCGTATAGATGCGAATGCGGATCATGTTCTAAAAAGCGAGAAGCCCTAGCCATCCTCGACAACATGGAGCGGGCGGGGAAGGCCGAGGAATGCCCATACTGCGGTCCAGATGGCACCGAATACCGTGGAGATAATTCCAGAATATGCCCTCATTGTGGTGGCTCGCACGAAAAGAGTGCCGAACTAGAGCGCAGGATTGAGGAGGCGGGGAAATGAGCACTTTCCATATGGGCATTTCAGTCCCAGGTCTTCTTCGTAAGGACGGAAGAGAACTTCGTCGCTTGCTACCCATGTTTAAGCACGACGACGGCACGCCATATTGCTCGGTGCAAAGTCTAAGGGATGAACTTATCGACGAGCTATCAAAGGGCCACGAGGTTCTTCCTATGTCAAAGGAATGCGTGGGTTTCGATTACAAAACCGGATGCCCCGGGCACGAGGTGCCCGATGTGGCAGAGGCCCAGCCATGAAACTCCTACCCATCCTCTTTCTATCCGTCCTTCTCTCCTCCGCAACACCATTCGTCCACGTCATCGCCCCTGCGACCTTTGTTTCCCGCGATCCGACCATGAGCATCTACGAGGTAGCGGAGATACTGACCGGCGCGCCTGCGGAGATCCTGCGCGGCATAGAGTTCGCAGAGTCGAGCAACTGGCGGAACCTGAACCACCCGGACCCGTTCGACCGTGGCGGCTTTGGGCTGCATGAGCGGCCGTCGTATCACGCTGAACGGGCCAGCAAGTGGGGAGAGTACGACCCGGAGTATCCAGCAGACGCGGCGCGGATCGCTGGCCATATCTACGTCGAAAACCTTTCGCGGCTTGGATCGGTCGAGCTGGCACTTTGCGCGTATCGGCAGGGAGTAGTCGGGGTTAGGGCTAATGGGCCGGAGCTTTGGTATGCGGAAAGGGTGTTAGGCTAGCGATTTTCCTTGCACTATTCCAGGCATTGCAATATAGTTGAGGCAAGGGGAAGTACATGGCAAGGGCCAAGGTAACGCATAGCACTGACGCGGTTCAGATCACCTTCAACGGGGACATCCGAGACCCAGAGCCGTCTACTGGGGTTATCCAGTTCCCCGGTGGCCACGTCGAGGTGTCTAGGTGTAGCGACGGTACATACTGGGCGCACATCGCGCTAGTCGATGGCGTGAACATTATCGAAGGGCGCATTGACAGAGATGGGGGGGTGCAGGCCGTTTCTGACCTTGAGGATCACAACATGATCAACCATATCGCTATCCGTGTGGCTAACACCGTGCCGCACTTTGACCCGGACGTCTGATATATTCTAAGGGGGACTACATGAGCGACTTATTCGAGCAAGATGCCGTGCCCATGATACCAGATCATGGGAAGGCTGTTGTCGCGTCCGAGCTAACAAGCGATAAGCTGTTGGCTATGGGGCTCGACAAGGTGGGGCTTGAGGTGCTTGAGCGATTCATAGCGCTTCGCAACGCCGAGGAGGAACGCCGGGCTCGTATCGCTTTCGAGGAGCATTTTAGCAAGATGCGGGCAGAGTTGCCCGGCGTTGCCAAGAAAAAAGACAACGGGGCCACGAAAAGCAAGTATGCCCCGGTCGAGGACATTCAGCGGGCTTGCGATCCGGTGATCCATGCGCACGGCTTTTCGTACTCTTGGCGCGAGGAAGCCTTGCCGAACGATACCGGAAAGCGCGTTTGGATGGACATTTCAGGCTACGGCCACACCCGGTCAAACTTCTTTGACTGCCCGAAAATCAGCGGGAACAACGCGCAGAATCCGATTCAGGTTGCCGGGGCTATGTCCACCTATGGCCGTCGCTACACCTTCATCTCCGGCTTCGGCATCATCGTCGAGGGCGAGGACTCCGATGGTCAAATCTCCGACGACATAACGATTCTCCGCCTTGAGATGGGCAAATACCTGGAAATGAAGCGCCCGGACGGCTCGCCTTTTGTTTCAGAAAAGGCTGCGGCTAAGTGCAAGGCCGAACTTGACAAGGAAGACTCTGATATAGACATTAAAAGACTCAAGGCCATGTATAAATGGCTTCGCGACAACTGCGAGGCCCGCAAGTGATTATCCACAACGTAGCCCAGCGCTCCGAGGAATGGGCGCGCCTTCGCTGGGGCAAGTTCACCGCTACGGACTTCGGCGACCTCATGCCCACGCCAAAGCAGGGCCCGAACGACTGGAATAAGGCCCAGCTAAAGATCATCTACCTCGTAGCGTCAGAGCGCATGACGGGCTTCCCTGACGACTACGATCCCGACCGCTACCTATCGAAAGCCGTCGAGCATGGCAAGTCAACCGAGTTTGACGCGGCAATCGATTACGAGATGAACACGGGCCGCGCTACGCAGGAGGTCGGATTCGTCGAGTATTCCGAGTGGATCGGATGCTCGCCTGATCGGCTTGTCGGCGATGATGGCGGGCTGGAAATCAAGTGCCCAAACTCCGACACGCACCTTCGCTACGTTACGGAACCGGGCTCGCTCGAAGCCGACTACGAGTACCAGTGCCATGGCGGGATGCTTTGCACTGGCCGCGAATGGTGGGACTTGCTGTCCTACGATCCGCGCTTCACCATCCCGTCAAAGCGCTTTTACCTTGTCCGCATCCATCGTGATGAGGCTATCATCGAGGCCATGAAGGCTCGGCTTGACCTTGCGGTCGAGAAAGTCAAGTCGTTGATCGCATGACAATAACCATAACGGCTCCCGGCGAGTTTCTATCAGACTCGAGAGATGCTCCAGTCGTCGGGAGTCGCTATGTCCTGGAGCCTGCCGCGAGTGGGACAAACGCTCAGAACCGCGCGTTTCATGCGCTGATCAATGAATACTTCCGCACCGGGCTTTGGAGCTATCGCGGCTCAGGCTACCGTGAAGGGATAACTTTCGACGAGTTCCGCAACACAATCAAGCGCGACCTTGGGGCGGGGTTTGAGGCGTACTACTATGCCGACCTTGACTCTGGCGAGCCAAGGCTATACGAAGTCAAGAACTACATGGACATTCCGCAACACGTCCGCGCTGACCCTTCAAGGCGAGACATGATTCGCGGCCGGCTCAAGTCATGGGCCGACTACACGAAAAAGGAACGGCGCGAGACGATGGACAAGCTTATCAACGAAATGGTCGCGGTCGGGGTGAATAGCCCTAAGTTCCGCGAGATCATGGACGGGATGGAAGAGGCATTCAAATAGGAGGAAGCGATGCGGGAATTGAAGTTTCGGGCTTGGTGCAAAGACTGGATTCCGATATACGGGTCAGGCATGTCATACGGGGAAGTCGAGCATTTTGACGATATGATCGGCTTTCGTTTCCATCATACCGAGACCACACCTTTTGAGAAAATCACACTTGAGCAATACACCGGGCTCAAGGACAAGAACGGGAAGGAGATTTTCGAGGGCGACGTGGTAAAGTATAAAATAGGCTACAAGGTATCTGAACCTAGCGACGAACCACAGAATGTATGTAGCTCCACGGGTGTTGTTGCTTTTAAGGACGGAGAGTTTTTGCCACGACCGCATGGCTTCTATCCAGAAGATTACTGGTATGGATACAAATACTTTGACTTTGAAGTCATCGGAAACATCCACGAGAACCCGGAGCTTTTGAAGTGAGTCGCGAACGCCATCTCCTAGAAGTCTACGAGGAGCGCTTGGCGATTCACGCGCGCGACCGTGGTATATGCCAGACGTGCGGCGAGCCGGTATCGGTCAATCACTTTGAAGTGGCGCACAAGATTGCTAATACCGTGGCGAACCGGAAACGCTACGGGGATGCCGTAATGGATTCGCCCCTGAACAAGGCGACGACGCATCGCGGAAGGTGCAACTCTGGTCAGAACTGCGGGAACAACCCCATGAAGTGCGCGGAGATCGTAAAGGCTGTAGAAGCAAAAACGCACGCCGAAGAACTATCCATAATGTGGGGTGGTATTGATGATGCATATAGATACTGGGAAACAGAGGCCCTATAATACAAAAGCTGGAGGAGCCGTGATACTACTGCTAGCCTTCCTGATTTTTGTCGCTATTTTCCTTTTGCCAATCGTAAAGGCAGAGATTCACGCCCGCAGGATATCGAAAGACGCAAAACGGCTACGCTGGCCGAAGTAAGGGAGGATCGAAAGAATAGGCCCCCATGGCGGGGGCCCTTGTTTTATCCTATGGCCCGCCTTGCCCGGCCTAGGTCTGCTATTCTGTCGTCCTCTTCGTGGGTTTTTTCAACAATAGCCAGCCGCTTGTCCTGATCAGCGAGTTGCTGAGCGTGGTCCTTCAAGTCACCACCAAACTCTTTAATTGATACCGAAAGATCCTTGATTGACTCCTTCAATGGGTCAATAGTAGCCCTTAGTGCCCAAAGAGCGAGCCCGCCAACCGCAATTGCAAGAGCTAGGACAAACCCGCCGGCTGTAACAATTTGATCTAGCGTCATGGCAGATACTCCTGAGCCCAAAGGTATCGGTATACTATCGAGCTATTGGGGTCGGTTGTGGGGCCGGTTCTTGGGGTGCCATTGGTGCCGTCGGTGATCGCGGCTTGTATTGCTACCGAGTTAAACTGTGTAGTGTCTGTCCGATTTATGGCGCTTCCACTGTTGTCTTGGCCAGAGCGATATGATACTCCAGGGTTTGAGTTATTGCCCTGAGACGCGTTCGCTCCTGTGGCCTCCTGGTGCCAATGCCCATGCATCCTATCACGGCGCCTAAATCCTGATAGATATGTTTTTCCGTCATGAGATAATAGCGCTCTGCCTGAATCTTTGAATAATATTGCACTTTCCGAGGTTCCAACTATTCTATGGGGATATACGCTTAATGTAGTCGCACCTGTTGCGATTGTCCCTGATATGGTTATTGTAGAGGATGCCGAGGTTATGGTGTATTCATTCCCTCCGATGGTAACGCAAATCGAGTATGCCGATTGGAGGGCGTATTCTTCCACAATGGCGGCCGCGATAATAGTAAACGCAGAGTTTACACTTGAGAGGACAGACCCAGCCGTTGCGTTTACATCTATCGAGGTTACAACCGTGCCAGCTGTAAGGGTAACCGAAGCAACAGCAGCACGAAGCTCTGGCACAAGGATTGGATAATTGGAAGACGACAGCGTTTTGTCAGACTCCCATAGCGCTACTGCCGGGAATGTTTCCGATACCGTTTTTTCGTATGCCATATCGACATACGCTCCGCATGGTGTTGCGAAGTTGGCTATCTGTTGGAGTGTGGCACGGTATGAAGCTCCGACGTGCTCAATCTCTACATAGTCGGTGTCGGCCATGCTTGTGGCCGCTGTAAGTTGCCCTATAGTTTTTGATAGCATTATGCCCCTACCTTTCTAGTTTCGTTATTCGTGGTAACCCGCATATATCCATCAGTAGTAGCACGATAGGCAATCTCGTCACCATACTTTCTGACGGTTAGTGTTATTGTACCACGATCTAGGTTGTAACCCTTTCCGATTACTTCGCATTTTCTTTCCCCAAACCATGTGGCGTTAGGCCGGTTTATTTCTATCTCTACAAAGTCTCCAACTTCTATTTGGTAGTACGCTATGGGAACTTCTACTTCTATCCTGGGACGTATTGTCCCAGAGCCATCTAGGATAATATCCGAGAACGCCTGAGCATCTGACAGCGTATCGAGCAGGGTATCGAAGGTGCGCTCGTTGTATGTTTTATACTTTTGGAATATCGCGGCCTCTTGGCTTGTGTCGTTTAGGTAGGTGTAGGCCGAACCACTCGTCGCCCAATCCTTGGCATATCCTATTTTGGTCGAAGTGATTACCTCAGACGGATCATAGGTCGCTCGCGGCTCGTTTATGACATCTTCACCGGGTATGACATGGCTAGCCGCGTCTCCAGAGCGCACGACCTTGAAGGAATACCGCCCCATTGTGTCGACAAGAAATAGCCCGAAGGCGGATTCGCAAATCTTTTGTATTATTTCGATAGTATCAGTCGGGCTCGTATAATCAGCCGTAACTACTGGCACAAGAGCCCGAGCCGTCTCCCATAGAGAGGTATTGTAATATAGGCCGTTGTAAGGGATGCCATAGTTTAGATTTAGAATCTCGACGATAGCATCAAGGGCGTTTTTTGAGGTGCAGGAATAAGTGACCTTCTTCGATAGTTGCTTTCGCTTATCCCTGAATGACACGGATACCTGTTGCTCGTCTATGTCTATGGTTTCAACGTAACCGGTAAAAATCCGCTCGTAGTCTGTTGCTGGCAAGTCTTCTGTGCCAATAGACACGCGAGCCTGGTTGCCGTATGCGTTATTGTCTTCCCCGAGCTGGTCAAGATCACCGTCTCCGTTGTTTAGCTCGGCTCGCCCGCCTTCATACTGTAGCTTCCCATAGAACAAAGGATCGCGCGCTTGCGATATGCTCGGTACTCCAAGGAGCCGGGATTCGTAATAGCTCAAGCCGCCCACTGGCGTAAAGCCTTCGCGCGAGAATCCATACACCACGCCGATATTGATGGTGTGCATAAACGGGGAATCGCCGTGCGTGGGATGGATATACAATGTAGACCCATCCCAGTAAAACGTTGACTCGTTGTCAGAGCAAGCAAGAAGCGTGCCAGATTGCGTCATTTGTTCCGAATCAATGAGCACAGAACCGACGTTGGTTATGGATTGCGCGGTAAGTCCGGTAAGTAGCGAGGAGTCAACCCATGGGTATAGGCCATCGGCAGACACAGCCCACACGCCAGCCCCGTGGTTTACCCACTGGATGTTAAGCTGTGTTATGTCAATATCGAAGAGGATTCGCAATGTGTTTGCAGATGGTAGATACATTCTACCACTCTACAATCAGAATAGCCGGACCACCCTGGCCACCAGCCCCGCCGCTTCCTGCTCCAAAATTATCCCCCCCGCCCCCTCCGCCACTACCATATCCTCCGTCTCCTCCAACTCCTCCATTTATTGCGTTTCCCCTTCCTCCACCGCCACCACCGCCGCCAAACGCTCCTCCGCTAGCGCCAGGGAAAGAAGCAGATGCGCCATTTGTGCTTCTTAGATAGTATGCAAAAACTCCAAGTCCGCCTGCTCCGCCTCCGCCAGTATCACCAACACTCGCAGATCCTCCAACAGCGAACCCATTGTTGCCACCTACTGAAATAGTATACGAACCCCCCGTTGCTCCAGCTACTGTTCCAAACCCCAAGGCTCCACCGACTCCCCCCGCTCCTCCAGATGCTCCACTTGCTCCTGAAAGGCCATAATTTAAAGAAACAGCCCCAAACGCAGTACTGGAACCGACATTTCCAATTGTTACCAACACCGAGCTTCCGGGAATAACCGATATTGGCTTTTTATAGATTACTTCTCCTCCACCGCCGCCACCACCACCACCAAGAGATCCTTCATTTTGCCCAGCGCCACCATTCCCGCCGGCCGCGCATCCAGTAAGGTAGACCTGATCGACTCCAAGTGGAACGTGGAAATACCCAGAGGAAGTAAAAATCTGCTTTCCACTTTGTCTGTATGACTCTGGGGTATCGTTTTTGTACACAAACTTCGGATAATAGCTAGTAGCCCCTGCCTTGAAAATACGAGCCACAACACGCACTGTTGATCCAGCGCTAGCGTACCACCCCTGATGGTCGTCTCTCCATGTCGGAGCCGTAGATACATAGCCAGAGCTTACAATCTGGCTCCCGGCAGTTCCAGAAGGTGTGAGCGCGATATAGGCGGTTGACCCGGTAGAAATAGCGCTCCACCCTGTTGGGGTTTCGTCAGCAACGAAGGTAAAGAAAGCACCGGCGATTTCGACGATGCTTCCAGCCGCAATAGCCGCAGCAGCGGAGGTTGTGTACTCGGTTAGCGAAAGGGCCTGATACCCCTTGAGGTTGTCTATAATCGTTACGCTAGTGGGTATCTGTGATCCAGCCATCTATCTATCCTCCTCAAGAGCAAGGGAGTACGTGTAGTATTGATTCCCGGAGTGGCCGAACGCCAAGTCTCCATCGATTGAGCAATAGCAAGGCTCGACAAGCTCGTATCCACGAATCGTGTCGAAGTTGCAGAAGATAAACGACGAGTGATTCCCTACCGTGTCATACATAGTTTGTATGGCCGATAGTACACTTCCGTTCGTCTTTGGGAATGACAGCTCGAACCGTCTCCAACCGTGTCCAACGCTCGCGTATTTTTGCCGGCCTCGGCCATAGACAATAATATCCGATCGCTTCTTAGACACTTGGAAATCGTCAAGAGACGATGGCGATATGGTGATATAGTTCCCGATCCAAAGGCGCCCAATCTGGATGCCATTCTGCATCTGGCCTGAAAAAGTAAACTTCCAGTATCGATTTACAATCGGAGATACAAAGGAAAGCATGACCCCGGCGTTATAGGTGATGGTTTGAGCCGAAGACTCCCCGGATGTTACCCAGGTTAGCCCGCTTGCGATATCATCATTCCCTACTACCGTTACCGTTCCCGCAGTGCTGAGGTTATGAGAAAGCACCGCAAAAATCGCGCACGAGGTTGTAGCCCCGAGGTCGATTACTACGGTGTGCGAAGTGGCATCTTCCGAGTGCCATTCCTTCGTGAGTCTTTGGTCTTGTACGTTCGTTACCGGGTATGACGAGTCTTCGCTTGATGCAAGGATTGAAGCCGAAGAAAGGCTGTCAATAAGATTCGTGTATGCGATCCTCATACGACAGCCCCCGCGCTTACTAGCACCGTCCGATTCTTCGTTGCGTCAAAGATTCCAGAATACAATACCTTTGAGTCTAGCTTGATGGTAAGGTTCGACATACCACCGCCTGCCTGAGCGCCACCACTGGCCGTTTCGAGCATTCGGTCAAGCCGATCTAGTGGAATAATGGCTTCTGCAATTCCAGCCTCTGCCACCGTAGCCTGTATGCCACCAGGGACAGGCTGTACAACGCCACCGTCTGCAAACTTTGCAGCCTTTAGCGCTCCACCAGTGGCCCAAGCCGCAGTCGCTCCACCAGAAAGAATGGCAGCGCTAGAAAATAGCCCTGGGGCAAGAGGGGCGCTTACCACTGAAGCGAGCGCGGCAATGGCCTCTATGAGTGTAGCCGCAGCCTTGGCGGCGAGCTGGTCGCCCATGGCGGTAACGATGCTTCCGATTGCGTTTACGGCAACGCTAGCCAAGTCTTTCCATTCTACCTGGCCATTAGCAAGCATGGCGCCAAGGCTTTCAAATACAGGCTTTGCTACAGAAGCTACAGTGTTATATGCGGTAGTCCATACCCTAACAAGCTCCTCAGCAGCGGCCCTGTCTAGCTCTGCCATCTGTGCGCGTATTTTTATATACGACTCATAATTCTCTCTTCTGATTCTATCAAGGTCAGACTCTACTGTTATTATAGTTTCGGTATTTCCTATTTCATCATTGGCTACTTCTGCTGATACTTTACCTTTTTTTTCCAAAGCATCAAGCTCTGCTTGTGCGAGCCTCGCGGCCTCTTCTCCAGCAATACGCTTAGCCTCTATTGTGGTATATTCCCACTTTAGATTTTCCCTAAGCCTTCTAAGCTTATCCGCCTCTGCTATTGCTTCTGCCTCAAGTCGCTTTCTGCTTTCTTCCGTTCTGGCAGCAGTGGCCGCCCTTGCAGCGCTTTCAGCTCGTTCCTGCTGTTGCTTTATAGCGCTTATCTGTTGCTCGATGGTGGCCACGCCGTTTAGAGCGTCTTTAAGATTTTGGGCCTCGGTAGAAGCCTTTTTCATGCCAGCGCCAATCAGTACGGCAAGAGTTACAACAGCCTGAAGTCCTAATAGAATTGCCGAAGAAGAGGAAAAAGCAGTAAGCGCGGCCTTTAGTACAACAATTCCCTGCCCTACTTTTGTTATAGCCAAAAGAAGCGGCCCGAGCGTTGCCGCCATAAGGCCAATCTGTATTATAGCCTGCTTGGTTTCGGTGTCTAGGTCTGTAAACCCCTTAACCCAGCCACTGACAGTTCCGACAATGTTTTTCAATACCGGCAAAAGTAATTCGCCAAAGCTTCGCCCCAGCGCCGCAATATCGTCAAGAAGCGTAGACATTTGTCCAGAGAACGTCTTTGAGGCCCGCTCCATGCCGCCAAAGAAAAGCCCGCCCTCGCTTGTGGCCGTTTTGAATGCATCGGAAACCATGTCGGCGCTTATAGCTCCGCGCTCCATGTCTTTTTTGAGATCGGCCATAGACTTTCCGGTCTTCTGTGCTATTATCGAAAGCGGGTTGAAACCTGCATTGATAAGCTGCAAAAGATCCTGGCCCATCAGACGCCCGGTTGACTGTATCTGAGAGAAGGCAAGGGTTAGGCTTTTTAGCTTTTCAGCGTTACCCCCGGCTATATCTCCAAGCATCTGGATATTTGGCAATATCTTTTCTGCCGTTATTCCAAATGCTAGCATGGTCTTGGAGGCATCGGCAAGATCGGTAAGCTGAAAAGGAGTTTTTGCAGCAAGGTCGGTAAGATCTGCAAGCAATCCCTTGGCTCGCTCGGCGCTACCCAAAAGAGTCTCAAACGCGGCTTGCTGCATCTCCATATCGGCAGCAGACTTTATAGCCGCAGCTCCGATCCCGAGAATGGGAAGAGTTACAAAGGTTGTTAGATTTTTCCCTAGCTTGGCAAGATTAGAAGTTGCACCAGTAAACTTTTTATTTGCGTCATCTATCGCTTTGTTGAAGCTAGTCGCATCTCCAACAATCCTGACAACCAAATCCCCAAGGGTGGCCATTTATGCCTCCGTGGCCGCTTGGCCCCATTGCTTTCTTAAATCATCACGTGTTTTTTTTAGCTCTTCGTAACTCATCTCTTGCGCTGTTTTCTTTTTTTGCTTCTGCTTCCCATATTTGTTTTCTATCCCAAGGTTATGGTATAGAATTATTTGGGCAAGCGACATCTGCCATAGCATGTACTCTTTTGAAGCCCACGGGTATAAAAGCGCCATCGATACGAACAAGCGGCCCAGGTCGACGCTTCCATCTCCTGAGCCGCTATCTAGTTTTTTGCGTGCGCCTCGACGCCTGCGTAAACCTTCATGAGTGCGCTCTGTATCGCCGAAACAAACTGTTGCACCTGGCCGGCCGAGCAATTGTCGGAGAACCACGCCTCGTCCATATCGGGATACTTGGGGCGGCAGAAAATAGCACAGAGCCTAAGCCCTAGGTCAAAGGCTCTGTGCGCTTCTTTTACATCATTTTGAATTGTTTTTTCATCGAGCTTGACAAGCTGTTGTACAATTTCGTCAAGGTCAAAGGTGATGCCGCACGGGACAAACGAGACGTCAATCTCGCGCCCCTTGAGTTTCACGATCTGCGGCTCTGGGCGTAAAATGTCAAGGTCGATAACGTTCATATTCCTACCTTAGTCCAACCACTTGTGGATGGAGTAGAGCTGGTCGCCAATCGTGCGAGTGGCGTCAATCTCTCCGCGTATCTCGAAGCTGAACGAGTTGATCGGGTCGGCGTCGTTGTCGCTCTTGGCGGTCCACTGCGGGCCATTCGTCATGTAGCCCTTGTATACGATGATGTTGGTTTCAACGGTAGCGCCGTTCACGCTTCGACGATTAGTAAGAAGGAAAGTCTTCGGGGTAAGAGTGGTCTTGCCGCCACCGGAAAGAATAGAAAGGGTCGTGGTGATAGCGGTAGCCGTGGTAACAAGTCCACCCCACGCTGTCGTAACATTGGCAACGTCGAACTCGATAAGATCTCCGGCTACGCTGAAAGTCTCCGAGGCGATGCCTTCAATCGGATCGGGGGCATTACCAGCCTGGACGTCGATCATGGTGACGTTATGCCCGAACGAGTTGATCATGCCGGCGCCCAGGTTGGTAACGGCAGACTGTACCGATGCCACCGTGGCATACGCCGAGCTGTAGGTAGCAACCTGGATCTTGTAGTTTCCGAGAATCAGCGCGTCCGAGTTTACGGAGGTGTTCTGATATAGAGCCATTTTGATCTCCTTACGATACCGTAGACACCGGATACACTATCCGAATATCTATCGGCGCATTGAATATCCCGTCCTCTGGCTCGGGAATCAGCCCCCCGTCATTCTGTAGCGATGCTCGCGAAATCTCGAAAGTATTATTCTGGTAGCCGAAAACTCCTGTTCCAGTAGTACCAGAAAACAAGTCGAGCACTATCCTTGCCAGGTCTCTTGACGCTCCGGCCGATGTCGTTCGGCAGTTGATCGAATAGACAACGCTTTCGATTCCATTTGCCCGGATTGCTCCGCCTAGCTCGTAGTAGTTGATCGAAGGCACTGCCGTGCCTTCTGGCCTAAGCCCATGGTAGACTCGCGTGCTGGTTATGGCAGTTACTGCCGTAGTGTTGAGGAGCGTCCATCCTATCATCTGGTATGGTTTCATTTGCCCCCCGTGTGTAGATACTCTCCGAAATCCTGCTTTGCTGTCTTTGAAACAATCGAAAGCGCCTTTCCCCTGATTATGTCTAGCGCAGGACGGAGGAAGGCTTGCGCTGCCATTCTGATCGTTCCGTATTCTTGGTGCGGGGCATAGTCAACCGGTGTTCCTACATGCGTAATGTTTGGAGCTTCCGGGGTTTGAAGCTTATCTGAACTGTTGGCCCCAGGACCGGAAGGATTTGTATGCGTTCCATCTCCGGAAGCCGTCGTTATGCTTCCTCGTAGCCGTCCGGTATCAACCGGAGCCAGCAGCTTCGCTTGCCCTTCTATCGCCAAGCCAAGCTCGTATGGAGTATGCCGAGCGGCAATCTCTGCGCGACGCTTAACCTCGTCTCCGTTCCACGTCATTACTACGTTAGCCATTTCAAGCCCACAATGACTAGCGTCCCACGATTTGCAACGTCGTCGGCGTGCCCGGTTATGGTGTACGTATGCCCGTCGTAGATTACTTCGCGGTCGTCGGTGGTAAATGTGTACTCGCCAAACTCAAGGGCTAGGACGTGCGTCGATACTTGCGTGATCTTGTCGGAGATTAGCGTATCCGATGCACTTGGCTGCCATATACTCGCATAGGCAAGCGTGGTAAGCGTTGTGCTTGTAGTGGTACCGCCCATTCCGTCAGAGGTTTCAACGATCCGGCGAACCTGCACGGCGCTATGGAGGTTCAGCAAGCTACGGAGCATTAGTTCAGCCTCGCGATTGTCCAGCTCGAAAGCGCATCGACAAGCTCAAGAGGGTACCCGAATGGCGTTCCGCCCATTGAACTATTCGAGCCAAACGATTCGGAGAACGGACCAAGCGTGTGCGAAGTTACGCCGACAGCCTTTTTCGGCCTATCGTCATAGTCATACTTTACCATTTGCGCCGCTATTTGCTTCAACGCGTTAGGCCACTTTACGACTGAAACAAGCACCGATCTTCCGGAAGGTTCATTGACAATCGAATATCCGGAAGCGACGGTTAGCGTAACGGTAGACACAGATCCAACAATAGTGTAACCGTCGTTGCGATGCGAGTTGTAGATATGTATTTCGTCTACGGCAACAAACCCTTGAACGCTCCAATCAGTACCCGCCACGATAGTTCCAGCGGAGGCGTCAAAGACTACTCCACCAGAAACATACATGTCAGTCAAAAACCAATTGTTCGTGATAAGGTTTATTCGTTCCTGAACGATGGGAATGAGTAGGGATAGCGTCGTCGTACCAGCGCTAGCCGAAATGTCAGAGTATATCGTTACTTCGGTTGGCGTTACGATTGGCATAATCTACCCCTATTCGTAATAGAACGAAGCGTTGATAACGGTGTTAGTAGTAGCGGCGTCGGCTATGAAACGAATCAAATACTTCGTTCCATAATTAAGAATGTATTCTTGGCGCGAAGTTCGATCACCGCCAACAGTTGAAGCCGGGCTAGCGGTTCCAAGAAAATGAGTCTCAAACACGGAGCCAGAGCTGGTCCATGCAACCGTACCGGCGCATGTTAGTGGGCTGGTGTTCGAAGAAAGCCTATTGTTGTTGTATGCAGTCAACGCAGATCCCGCAGAGGCTTCCGGAGCTTCGCTAAACGTCCATACTCCAGACTTGGGAGATTCCACGCCGCCAACGAAATGTACGATTGTTCCTACAGCCGTGGCCGGAGAGGTAAACATGACGGTGATAGCCGACCCAGCTGACAGTGTTTTGTTATAGGAAAGAGTGAAGTGCTTGCCATCGTGAATCTTGGAATGGGTAAGGTCTATCTGCTTCCTAGCCCCAGACCTTGTGTCTATGGGTAGATATTGCCCGGCGTGTGCGTCTAACATACGCGCTCCTTATGTGGGGCGGGCCGAAACCCGCCCCTATCGTTTACGCCGTGTATCCGCTGGGAAGATGATACGCTTCGATTACCGATCCAGTAGTAGTCCCGGTAAAGGTGATGATCAGAGACTCCGCGCTCAGGTTCTTGAACCTAGCCGACTCGAAGTCCTTCCCGCCGATTACCACAGTAGCAGCCGTGCCGATGGTAACGGCATAGTCGCCAAGGGAAATCGAGGAGAATACGGAACTGCCAGCCTCAAGGGTAGCGGTACAGCCGCCACCAGTGGCCTCATTGGCAATGCGGACCACGAGCTTCGAGAAGTCAAGCGGACCCCCCGAGGGGCCAGTAATGGTGCAGGTATCGCCAGAAGCGGTAACCGTACCAGCATCGACAGCCGTGCCGCTGATAAGTACAGCGACGGCAGAAATAGCAGTAGCAGCCATGATTTTTACTCCTTACCTAAAAAGGTCAGCCTTCGGTGACGTCGCAGGAAACGATGGCGGACGGGCGAACAACCTTGGTACCGTAGAGGTAAAGGCCCTTGACGCCCTGGTCAAAGTAGTCCTGTCGCTCAAGATACTGGATCTTCGAAAGCTGCCCAGCATAGGCGACCGCAGAGCGATGGAAAGCGGTGATGATCGCAGTACCGCTCGAGGTGTGGCAGTTGTTGGAAAGCAGCACGTTGAATCCGTAGATGTTTCCGACATAGCCATTGGTGATCAGCCCTCCCTCGAAGGACTTCGGAACGGCAGTGGCGCTGATACCACCGGAAACCGCTTCGAGAAGATCCTGATGGAAGAACGGGGGGACCACGATAAAGCGCTCGCTAGTCGGTACGTTCTTCTCGTCGAGCTTGCGCGCGTAGAGAGAAACGAGCGACAGGGCAGACCCGGCGGAAACCGTCGCTGCGGTTACGATGTTGCCGGAACCATCAGCGACAGCCTCAGAAATGTCCTGATCGATAGCGTCGGCGATACCATAGGCAGCGCGGGCCAGGGCCTCGGACATAACCTTCGGGTTGTTCTGCACCATGTCAACGTCGTCAATCGCAAAAGCAAAGCTCTTGGCCTTATTGATGACGAGCAACTTGTCAGCCGCCGAGAGCGCCTGCCACGTAAGGGCTGTAGACGTAGATCCCGTATTCGAGAACTTGGTATAGTTCGAAACCGTAATATCGCCGATCTCTGCGATCTTTACGGAATCGCCATAGTTCCGAATAAGCCCTTCATATTCCCGGCTTACCAGGGAACCAAAGACCAGAGCCTTGTACAGCGGGCTCAGAAGCTGAGGCGCCATTACAGACGTGGTAAGATTGTCCAAACCAGCCATGATTTTTACTCCTATTTTCTAGCGGCACGAATGGAGGCCTCGATCTCTGCGAGGCTCTTCCCAGTCATGTCTTCCGATTTCTGCCCAGGTTCTGCGGCCTTGGGCTTAGGCCCTCCGACTAACTTCTCCTCCACCCGCTTCGCAACCTCTTTGTCAATGAGTTTGTTGAACGTGTCGAGACTCTTTGCAAGTTCCGCTTCGGTAGTCCCCGATATGTACTCCGAGAACTCAAGCGGGACATTCTTGTAGCTCAAAAGCCTATCCTTAGAAAGGCGCAACGTTGCTTCGGCGACCTCTCTGGACTTAGCCTCAAGCTCCTGCTTCTGCTTCTCAAACTCGAACTGGGCCCTCTGCGCTTCGGTCATCTTCTCTTTCTTGAGGTTTTCAAGCTCGGCGGCAAGCGCGGCCGCTTTCTTTACCTCTTCCTGATAGGCCCTATCCGACCCAGCCTGGGCTTTCTTGATCTGCTCAATCTGTTCGGCGAGGACCTTTGGGTCAACCTGGGGCTCCGGTCCCTTTTCAGGTACAGGCGCGGGGGTGACAATCTCTTCGGCCATGTGTTTTCTCCTTAAGCGAACGTCTTATGATCTTCTTTCCATTCTGGATATGTCTGGTATGGGATAACGCCTTCTTCTTTAGACCGCCGTAGCTCGGGAGCCAGATCGGCGATCTCGAAGCGGATATCGCAGCGACAATTTATGCGCTCTCCGGCTTCAAGCCCTTCCCATCCCGGGTATGGCGCCTCGCCCATCGACCCTCGAAACATTCCGTCGGCATCGCGCTCAACGCCGTCCATGGATGCGTGGCTGTCTCTGGTCCTTCCGTCAAGCGTAGAGATCCATACCACCTTACCCTCAACGCCCTGCTCGAGAGCCTCGTCATAGCTTGCCGCCGTCCCTGCCTCTTGCGAGTTGTGGAGCTCCGTGCGCAGTATCCGCATGATCTTGTAGTTTTCGGCGTTGATATACGCCTTTACGTCTTTCATCATGTCGGGATAGGACTGGCCAAGCGCGAGTCCGTTACTGATCGTGGTCCGAATCTTTGACAGGGCTTCGTTGCCCCAGTTCTTGATTGCCACTTCGTGAAAGACGTTTTCTAGATTGGCGGCGATCGCCTGCTTGTCGAGAGCCCCCCAGTCAAGAGCCACGCCTGTCGCATTGTCAAAGGCCCATGCGGTACGAAAGAACGCCTCGCCGTATTCCTCTGGCTTTAAGCGCTTTATGATGGCCTTTGACTGAGTAATAGTCGGCCTTACAATTTCCTGAACCTTCTTTTCTAGCGACGCAAGGCGGTTGTATCGAGTCATCTCGGCCTTGGTAAGCAACCCGTTTATGGCGTACTTGTCGTATATTTTTGCCATCTCAACGCGGATTTCGTCGAGGTTGGCACGGAATAAAGCCGCTACTTCGCGCTCATATTTTTTTTCTACCGAAGCGAAGTATCGCTCGCGGGCATCTTCGCCTTTCATGTTCTAGCCCTATTCCTTGTCAGGCGATTCGTCAATCTTCTCTTCTTCCTTGGTAAGCTCAGATTCGGGAGGCGGTATCGTCTCAACGTCCGTAGGCTCCATCTCCTTGTCTTCATCCTGGCGCTTTAGCTCTTCCTCGACATCGGGCAGGATGTCGTCGGGCATGATGTCGGCGATAAGATAGCGAGAGAATCCAGCCTGAGACATGGTGAGCGCCGTGTCTGCAAACTCCTTGAGATTCAAGGGGGCGTTGCGCTTATGGGAGATTGTTACCTGATCGAAGGTGCCGCCATTGTCGCGGTTCATAGTTTTGTACATTTCGGTAATCATCTCAATCCGCTCATACAGGGCAGTATCAAACTCGGCTTCTGCGTTGCTCACCACGTTTTCAAAGTCGAACATAAGGCGCTGGACCGCTACACCTGAAACTCCATCCTTGAAGGCGCTCGATCCAAGGTCCGGTACATGGCTTTGTATGTGGATCTGTTCCTTGATAAGCTCGGCCATGAAGCGGATATAGTCGGTTGGGATATCCTTAGTAAGGAAAGTTACATCGTCTTTTGTCTTTAGCTGCTCAAATACCCTTCGTTTTTTAAGAGCATTAAGCGCCCAAGATACAACGCCTAAAGCGTTGCGATCCATGTTCGGTGGAATAGTAGACTTCGCCGCGTCTCCTAGGCTCATTCCGACAAGCCGCATATAGGCATGAGAGAATCTGTCAAACTCATTCATCGAGTCGCTTATCAGAATGTCGTAGTCATCGATTAGCTTCACAACAGGCTCGATGATCCCCTGCGCCTCTTCCCCGAGGTAGTAGGCTACAACTGGCGGAGTTTTAAAGAAGTTAGTGGTTGACGCTACGAAAGAAAGCGTACCCTTAGATATAGCGTCTCGCTCAAGGTTATATTCTTCGATCGTAGCGGCATAGTAGACAAAGACCTTCCACTTCTTGCGCTCGGCGTCGGTCGGGTAGTAGCGGATCGCGATCTTTTTCTTTGGTTCAATGCCCGTATCGTACAGTACGATCATTTCGCGCGGATCGATGGTCGCAAACTTGATCTCAGGCTTCCCGGTAAGCTTCGACACATCGAGGTATAAAAGCTCATAGGATAGCCCGAAGATGCCAGTATTGCGCCCCGCAAGGCTGGTCTTTATGTGCTCGTTGTTCTCGTTAAAGGTAGCCTGCAACTCTTTGAAGTAAGCCTCGTTGTCGCTCTTGTAGGTAATAAACCGAGGGCGATAGGCGTATCCGGTGAAGGTCGTGATGATCTTTCGCCCGTAGCTTACCGGGGTCCTATTATCAGGGTTGGTCTGGTCTATGCTGGGCTTCTTGAGTATCGCGGTATTCTTTCCGAGATAGTAATCCCAAAGCATGTCGAGCTTCGGCACTTCCTCGCGCTCGTAGCAATCGATATACTTTAGGATATCGTCAGTGGTGAGGATGTCTTTGTCGGTCCTAAGTTTTTGCATTTTGTTCCTTATAGCCCGAGGGCATCCGCGCCATATTCCGAAAGCCGCCCATAGTTGTTCTTTATCAGTCCGACATACGCATAGCGCAAGGCGTCCCAGCCGTGGTCGTATGCCTTGACGATTATAGGTAAAACTTCTCCAGTCCGAGAGTCTACCTTGTAGCTGTACAGCCTTGCCTCGTCGAGGAACTGCCCGCATCGCTCGTGCACCACGATTTCGTCAAACGACCGCAGCCACTCGATGCCGTCCTCGACCGAGCCCTTGCCCTTCTCTGCGCCGTCTATCGTAAATCCTTCGCGCCGCATGTATGCGATTGTTTCCGGCCTGGCTTCGTCTGCGTGGATCGGCCAGCCGCGAGAGGTAGTCACACGGTCGAATAGCGCTGGAAGCTCCTGCATCTCTACGCCGTATCCGTATTCGGCGTGGTCTACATAGAGCGATCTGCCATCAATCCACGATCTAACCAAAACGGTAGGATCTTGCGCAAAGCCCCAGTCCGCTCCGTGGAAGAATCGGCAATCCTCTGGCGGACTAAATACTGCTTGGCGAATCTTTCCAGCAAATATGCGAGAAGCAGACAAGCGCCGTGGCTTCCCAAGCCATACCCACTCGTACCTGTCTGGGTCGTACTTTCTGTCGTTCTCTGCTAGCTCGAATGTTTCCTTCGACAAAGCCCCAAAAGCCTGCGTATCCAAGTAGTTGGTTTCAACAAGGACTTCGTCTGGCTGTCTCTGCAAGTAAAAGCGCTTGTGCGTCGGAGCGTCGTCGTCTTTCGGGTTATAGGTTAGCCATACCTCGGAGCCATGCTTTCGGATGGTAGGAAGGAGCACGTCCCACGATTCGTTTGAAACGTTTTCCGCTTCCTCTACCCAACAGTAATCTATTCCCTCGGTTGACTTTATCTCGTAAATGTTATGATGCAGGCCCTTGAATATAAACTCTGTACCATTATCGCCTACAATCGAGTCCCGCATAACTCGGTAATGATCGCCGAGACCCATAAGGTCAATCTGCTCTTCAAGCAGGCGAAGCACCGAATCCTTGATGCTTGTCTGGAACTCTCGCGCGCACAGAATGAATACCTTGCGCTTCATCCCCTCAAGCAAAAGCAGGCGCGCCACTGTCCATGATCGCATCCCGGCTCGACCGCCGACTGCAACCTTGTATCTATGTGGCTCAAGAAACGGCTCGAACTTATAGTATAGGCTAATCCCCGGCTGGCTCATCGAGTTTCCGAGCAACAGTAATCGTGAAGCCTTCTATCTTCCCGGAGTGCTCCATGTCGATAAGCTCTTTCTGTTTTCCGTAG